GATGGTTTGTTTGTCGAGATGATTATAGTGCAAAGATAGATGATTTAATTCAGTCTATGGAAGATGTAGTGAGGAAATACGGAGTCAAATTACTTATTCTTGATAATCTTATGACTATTGATATGGATGCAACAGAAAATAATGAACTTAGAAAACAAACAGAAGTAATAAATAAGCTTATTGCTTTTGCGACAAAATATAATGTGGCGGTTATATTAGTTGCCCACCCAAGAAAATTAAGTAATACATCTGAAGTTGGTATGTATGACATTAGTGGTACATCAAACATAATTAACTTGGCTCATAGAACAATAGGGCTGAGACGAGTAACTAGCAAAGAAAAAGAGGGAGAACAAAATCGCAACGGAAAGGGATGGAGAGTTGAACCAGATCCGTATGATGTAGCATTCTCTGTAATAAAAGACCGTATAAGAGGTCGTGCAGGATTTAGATATGGATTGTATTACGATATTCCAAGTAGGCGTTTTTATTCTACAGAAGAAGAGTTTGGATATAATTATGCATGGGATAAAAAGGAATATACAGACGCTTTGGTTTATCCTGATCATTCTAAAAAAGAAGAAGAGGAGGTTTTTGGAAATGTCAATGTTAAAAAAGATATATAATAATGTTTGGACATGGAGGTATTTATGAATTATACTATGTATCATTTGCACTCAGATTATTCTTTACTTGATAGCTGCACAAACTATAAAGAGTATATTGACTATGCTGTCAGTTTGCGTCAAAAAGCGATTGCGTTTACAGAGCATGGTAAACCTATGGGCTGGGTAGCCAAAAAGAAATATTGTGACGAGAAAGGAATTAAATATATTCATGGAGTAGAGTGTTATTTAACCGAGAAATTATTATGGGATAATTCAGAAAAGATAAGGGATAATTATCATACGATTTTAATTGCTAAAAATTTTAAAGGATTGCTTGAGATTAACGAATTAATAAGCAGATCAACAGATAAAGATCATATATATTATCATAATCGTGTATCTTTTGATGAGTTTTTACAGTTATCAAATAATATTATTACGATAAGTGCTTGTCTCGCGTCTCCACTGAATAAGCTTGATGTTAATAATCCTATGTATGAGAAGCTTGTAAAAAGATATGATTATCTTGAAATTCAATCCCATAACTGTCAAGAGCAAAAAGATTTTAATACTCATTTAGCAATAATGTCTAATAAATACCATAAGCCATTAATTGTAGGTACTGATACCCATAGCCTTAATAAATATAAAGCTGAGTGCAGGAAAATTCTTTTAAAGTATAAAGATAGAAGTTATGGTGATGAAGATAAGTACGATTTAACCTATCAAACTTATGATGAATTAGTAAATGCTTTTATTATACAAGATACTTTACCTAAAAATATCTATCTTCAGGCTATAGAAAATACAAATGTAATGGCAGATTCTATAGAGGATTTTGAACTTGATAAATCTTTAAAATATCCTATTTTGTATGGTACGAGAGAAAAAGATAAAGAAATGTTTCATAAAACCATCGAAGATAAATTCAAGCATAAAGTTGAAAATAATATTATTTATCCGGAACAGGTTGAAGCTTTTAAGTCGGCAATTGAAGAAGAAAAGAGAGTTTTAAATAAGATTGAAATGGATGGCTTTATGCTATCTATGTCTGAGTTACTTTCTTGGTGTCATGATAATAATATTCCTGTTGGTAATGCGAGAGGATCGGTTGGAGGATCAAGAGTTGCTTATATTACTGATATAATAGATCTTAATCCGGAGACTTGGCATACAGTGTTTTCACGTTTTGCTAATGAAAGTCGTAAGGAGGTCGGGGATATCGACATTGATGTTATCTCATCGGATAGACCTAAAATTTTTGAATATATAATAAGTAGGTTTGGAACTAAAAAAACGGCTAGAGTTCCTTCGTTTGGAACGATGGTTGACAACGGAACGATTGATGGAATCTGTAATGCTTTAGATAAGTATTGGCATGAAGAAAACGGAAAGGGAGAAAGCCCATACAGTTTATCACAAGCAAAAAAAATCAAAGCTAAATTTGCAGAAATAATAACTCCATATAGAAAAATAAATGAAGAAATAAATAAAATAAAAGATGATATAAGTTTATCTGATAAGCTTGAAGAATTAACAATCAAAAGAAATAAACTTCAAGAAAAATTAGATAGATTGAGAAATATAGAATATCCTAAAGTATTTTATTATTTTGATGGACTTATCAATACTAAAATGTCCCAATCTGTACATCCGGCAGGAATGGTAATTAGTCCAATCACACTTGCAGATAATTATGGAGTATTTCATAAAGATGATGATTTATGTTTGATGATTGATATGGAAGAAGTACATGAGATTGGATTAGTTAAATATGATTTTCTTATCTTAAAAACTGTTGGTATTATCAATGATACATATAAAATGATTAACAAACCATATCCAAAATCACATGAAATTAACTGGTATGATGAAAAAGTATGGGAAGATATGATTAGAAATCCTACAGGTATATTTCAGATGGAAGGAGAATATGCACATTCATTACTAAGGCAGTATAAACCACGTTCAATATTTGATATGTCTCTAGTAACAGCAGCAATCCGTCCGTCTGGTGCTTCGTACCGAGATACTCTTATGAAGAAAATACCTAATAAAAATCCATCAGAAATAATTGATAATCTCTTAAAAGATAATTTAGGATATCTTGTATATCAAGAAGATGTTATTGCATTTTTACAACAGATATGTGGATTAAATGGTAGTGATGCCGATAATATAAGAAGAGCAATAGGAAGAAAAGACAAAGATAGACTTCAGAAAGCTTTACCACAGATATTAGAAGGATATTGTAATAAATCAAATAAATCAAGGGCGATTGCAGAAGAAGAAGCAAATATGTTTCTTAAAATTATAGAGGATGCCAGCTCGTATATGTTTGGTTACAACCATTCTATTGCTTACTGTCTTATCGGGTATATGTGTGCTTATTTAAGATATTATCATCCGTATGAGTTTATTACATCTTATCTTAATAACGCTGCTAATGAGGATGATATTGCAGATGGTACAACATTAGCAAATGAATATAAAGTTACGATTACACCTCCAAAATTTGGAATATCAAAAGATGTTTATGCTCTTAATAAAGAAAATAAAATTATTGCTAAAGGTATTTCGTCAGTAAAGTTTTTAAATGCAAAGGCTTGAATAGATTTATTTGAATTAAGCAAGAGCAATTTAAACTCTTTTACAGATGTTCTTTATGGTATTACAAAAACTTCATGCTTAAATTCAAGACAGTTAAGTATATTGATTAATGTGGATTATTTCTCATCGTTTGGTAATGTGCGTGAATTATCAAAAATATCAGAAGTGTTTGATAATTTGAAAAATGGTGAAATTCAGACGATTAAGCAAGAAAAATTAGAATCATTATGGTACAAAGATATTATAAAGAAATATGCTACAAACTTAAATGATAAGGGCAAAGAATTAAAAACATGGAGAATCCTTGACGCAAAATCTATTTTATATGAGTGTGAAGAGCAGATAAAGTCCTTAAATATTTCTGATATAAGTTTAAAAGTTAAGATGCAGAATCAAAAAGAGTATTTAGGATATATAGACCTTACAACAGGCAAAGAAGAAGACCGTAGGAAATTAATTGTTATGGATGTTATTCTTTTAAAAAATAAAGAGACTGGTATACCATGGGCTTATGCTATTATAACACGTTCTATCGGTTCAGGAAAATCCAGTAGACTTACATTAAGAGCAAAAATATATGACCAAGATCCGATAAAAGAAATGAATGTAATCTATGCTAAATCTGTAGAAAAGAATAATAAGGGTTATTGGTATTTGATTGATTATAGCTTAATAGAATAAGGAGGCTGATTCACATTAAACACTATTACACAGACAAAGAATACAAACTACTTCTTAAACATATGGTGATTCTTTACGATGGACGAGAACAAATCAACGATCATATCTTAGAATATTTTGATAAAAACAAAATAGCCTACCAAAAGAAAGCTTTAAAAACTGGTGACTATACATTTAAGCTTTCAACCTGTCCAGAATTAGGAATTAACCGTGATTTTTTCTTTGA